GGATTACAGACGCAATGAATGCCTGATCGACCCGGATGCTTTTGTAATAGGTCTGGTGATCCAGTCGACCGGACGCGTAATTGTAACCGCTGGAATTGCATGCCGCGATGTTGTAAGGGATATTCAAGCAACGGGCTATCTCATTTAAAAGTTCGTGTTTAAATTCAGCATATGTCGTCGCGGGATGCTTTGGGTCGAGTTGTCCCATCTTCCAACCGCCCGGCATTGCAAGAAGGGTGTTCTTTTCAAGGATAAAACTGTCCATCGGCCTTACATCGTCAGATTCGCCCTCCGCTGGCGCGTCCGTGTAAAGGATTCCCGCAAAGTCAGCGGCGGCTTCAGCGGCGCTCAGTGTCGCAAGCGTATACCGCCTCAACTGCGCAAACAGCGGTAACGCCGGAGTAAGCTCGGAAACGCCTCTGTGAAGCCCGGGCCTGTCCTGACGGAAATTGTGAATTACGGCGTTCGCCGCTATGTCTATAAAATCATCGCTATAGGAAAAATCTATGCCGCCAGGATGGTGTTTCATTATGCGGTATCTTTCAGGATTTCCAAAATCATCAAAAATAATTCCGTCAACTTCGCGATCGTCAAAAGTTAGGCATAAAGAGCTGGTCACCTGTTCGGCCTCTATCACTTTCAGGTCAAGTTTGACATCATGCCAGACTCTCGGGTTGTACCCCAGAATACCGAAGGTTTCACCGTCCTGACACCGCGCTATCCGCATCGTCCTAAGTTTTTCCGGGAGTCCGATAGCCCCAGACCAAAGCATGAAATCTCTTTCCACCCGACGGTTCAGCGCTTCATAGTCAGTCAACATCTGAAGGCGCGGCCCGGTGCCAATAGTGTCGTTCGCAAGAGTCAGGACTATTCCTTTGGCATAGGAATTGTTGCCTACCTCGTAACGCGAGCGGTTGCGAAGGCTGCGCCTCGCTTCGGCATTGGCTTCGCCATCCGCGCTCAACCCCTCGGCGGCCGCCCAATGGCGGTGGTTGTGGTCGTGCGTCTGCGCGGCGTCAAAACTTCCGCTGATTCGCCTTGCCGGCAGCAGTTCTCGTTGGGCGCTAAAATTATTCTCGACTTTTCTCATTTAAGCTCCTGGAGGGATCATTTTACCTATTCTCAATCCCCAACCTTTCTTTTTCATAGCTTTCTTTGAATTCAGATATCGGTCCGCTTCAATCTGGTCTTTTATAGAATGCTGTTCGACTTTATGACCGTCGCTCTCTGCCGATTTCGGGCTGATGGCATTATCCTTTATCGATTGATCTATTCCGTTCTCACTCATTTTTGGGATTTTTCCTTCTGTTTCCGTTTCATCCTGATTATTCCGGCGGCAAGGAGCTCAGCTATTTCTGTGATTTCATGCGATGTTTTTTTATTTTTCATATCCAAGCTCCATATTTTTCAAACTTCACATTGCTCTTCATCTGAAAAAGCAATGCCTCTCTACTACCTTTATTTCCATATTTTCGAAAAAGTGTTCAGTTTGAGTTCAAAAAATGGCAATATTTTTAGTTCTCAAGGTACCTTTGGGACAAAATATGCAGAAAGTAAAAAATAGAATATGTTTGTGAGAAAATGTACTTTATGGATTTGCTGGAATAATGTTTTATTATTATTCTATATTTTTAGGTTTGACAGAGTGTTTTTAAGGTTATATTTTTCTTCTGACTTTTTATTGTGGATTTATAAAAAATAGAGAACATAATTTCTGTAGAGAAATAATTAGTCCTGCTTTGACTGCAGGTTTTTAAATAAAATTGAGCTTTCAATGACAAATTAAAATAAGAGGTAACTTTATGTCTGTCTATAGGTTGCGATGCTTTGGCAGTCCCGAGGCTTTAAGAAAACTGTCCTTTGACAATTTAATGCTCCTGCTCAGAAAGTTTGAAGATTATTTTAAGCTGGTAAACTTTTCTATTTCAGAAGATGCAACTGAAGAAACTTTCAATTACAAGTCCCTCGCTTCGCTCCTTATTTGTCCAATGTTTGACCTTGAAACAGGACTTTTTGACGCCTTGTTACTTATTGACGCAATGTCTAAAAGCGATTTTTTCGACATTTTAGCTGAACACATTATTGGAAAGAGTTACGCGCAGCCTATCACAGACAAAATGTCTGCGGGTGATCTTGCCTTGCTGATTTACCTTAATGAGCCAGGACTCCTGAAAAAAATCAACGATCGTGTGAATATGAAAGAACCGCAGTCTTTCTCCACTTTTATTGGCGTAAGGCGCTTTAATGATTGGAGCCCTTCCACAGCGCAAATACGGGAACTGGAGAGGATATTTAATGTTACATTTCACACTCATGGACGCGGCGAAACAGTCCAGATTTCAAAGTTTAAAAAAGATAAAGAGTTTTGCTTTCTTATTCGCAAAGGAGAACCACTCACTCGTCACGGAGCCATAATTCCTGGTTATGAAGAAACAAGAAACTTGATTTGCCAGCTTGAGAGTTTTGATGTAGTCGTATTTAACCCCGAAAGCGGCAGATTGCGCATCACCATTGGCGGGCTGAAAAGCACTTGGATGAAAACCGAATATCCTCAAATGTTTGGGCACGCTTTTTTCGGTGATTACGAATTTTTTATAGACCAGCCTCTTTACAATTTTGAAGCCATCAGGAAGCAGGATAGAAGTTTTATGGTCTGGAAAGATTTTCCGGCAATTTTAGACATTAAGCTTAGTGAATGCGTGATAACCAAAGAAGGCGCCAATAATGTTAAGCGAACATATAAGGCGGATGATGTCTTTCTGGATTGGGAAAGTGATGGAGTTGTTCTGAGAAAATCTGACACTTTTATGCGAATAAAATTTACAGTCCTTTTTACAGACAGAAAAAGGAAGACCTTCACCCTTTACAGCGACAACCGCTCCGGTTACAAATATGACCATTACGCCATGAATTTTGAATGCTGGCTGATTGCCAGAAAAATTCTTGCAGTCGGTCTTGGAGAAGAATTGCATGAAAAATCCGAACTTGTTCTGGCATAGTATTTCGTGGCTTTATCCGCAGGGGGCGCTATGGAATTGGGAATACAAACTTGGCAAATTTCCAGCTTTCAGAACCTTTGCAGAACGCTTTTTGCTTCCTGTTGACGATATTGCTTCGAGTATAATCTGCCCCGACAAAAATGAATGCTGCCACTTTTGTGACCGCAGCATAATGTGGAGCGATGGCGTCCCGGAAGGCGCCTGTCTTAAAATGTTCAAACCTGACTTGAAGCTCACAACTCAAGCGGCAATGACATACAAGCTTGACTCTTTCGCTTTTCATGAGGCGCTTGCTAGGGGGATCGGCATTGAGCCATGCAATGAGAGTTGCGGAGATATCTATACCTGGCGGATAGGTAGCCTGGCTGCAAGACCGGGAAAACGGCGCAACGTATTTTTGACTTACCGCAAAGGAGATTCCTTTTGCAAAGAAATACCTAAACTGTGCCTGCAGAAAAAGGAGCCTTTCGTTCTTTTAACTCTTGTTCATCACGATTTGCCTGTGGCAACTGAAAGGATTTTGGACGATTTTCAAATTGAAAGGTTTTCTCTTGATGAAATCCTTGAATGTAAGAATGACTGCAAAATGGAACTTCTGCCGTCATTCGATAATATCTGGAGTGAAATAATTGAATCAGTTGAGATTGAGCAGAAAAAGCAATGCAGCTTCAATTTGCCGCCAGGAACTGACTGGGAAGATATAAGCATTCACTTTAAGGATGGACACAAAGTGAGCATTGCCACCGGCAATGAAAAGGTTGAGTTGCATTATCATGAAATGGGAATGGCGGATAGACGCAATGGCAATCCTGCAAGGGATTGGCTTATGCTTGAAGCTTTCGCAAAAGGCAACGGCTCTTTGTCGTGGCAATCCAGCGAAGCAAGCGATGAAAATCGTCAGCGGAAACGCCGACTCGGCAAAAAACTGTGTTCTATTTTCGGTTTAAAAGACGACCCGATCCCCTGGAACAGGGACATAAAGGCTTATGTATGCCGATTCAAAATCACACCTGACACAAAAAGTTCCGTCTATCATCCCAAACTGCGCAAGTAAAAATAAATCAGCCTCAGAAACCTGTTTTTGAATGCTTCTTATTTCTGTAAGGATTGCTTCAATATATTTATTATTTTTTGCGTGACAAATACTATGCTCCGTGACATGTCACGGAGTTTTTTTGCGTCTCAACAAAAAAAGCCAACTTTTCCATTTAGCTACAAAATGTTTATATCCAACGGAGTACAGCCCAGGAAGATTCTCTGTGTTTTTATTTCAAGTCATTCTCCGTGACATGTCGCCATTAAGGACAACGGAAAGTCTGAAACTAAAAACAACAACAGCAATCGCATCGGGTAAACTTTCAGGGCTTTTCGGTCCCGGCGACTGTCGTAAAGGAGAAAAATGCCTAGACGAAAAGCTTTCAAAAAACTCTCAAAAGAAGACTGGAGAAACATCCGCGCCACTTCAAAGAAAATTCTTCTCACAGGAGAAATCCTCAAACATGAACGTCAAGATATTGAACAGGAACTTGCCGTAACACTATGGAAAAAATCACGGAATTTTCGTTCAAGGCAAAGTTCATGGCCTTCTTTCTCTTATCTTGTCCTTGGCAATAGCCTTAAAAAAATTATCCGAAACAGGCTCTTGCCTTCTGCGCGTTATTATCACAACCCTTCACTGTCCTTAAATTTGCCCGGAGAATTTTCAGCAGAACCGAATTGCTACAGTGAACTGATTGAACAAATAAACACTGAAGGACTGTTTGAAGATGGCTCCAGCAAAATGGAACACGACGGGCTTCCTTTAAAAGTGGATATGGATGAATTTATTGTCAGCCTTTCCGATGATTTACAGGAAATCTGTGAACATCTGAAAACAATGCGCATTTGCGATGCGGCAAGAATATTGGGAATCTCGCGGACAACCATCTATGCAAAAATTAAGACAATCCGAAAGGGTATGCTCGACAGCGGATTTACATACTTTTTTTGAGGCTAAACTGAACACTTTTTCGAAAATATGGAAATAAAGGTAGTAAAGAGATGTTTTTTTTGAAAGGAACAAATAGTTATGACAAAACCAGATTACATCATTACAGAACCATCGAAACTGTATCATTCGAAGCGCGGAGAATTTCTATCCAGCCATATGTTGGGGGACTTTCGCAAATGTCCGGAGCTTTTTCGCAAAAAGGAAGCTGGACAGATTAAAGACGGAGACAAGCCAGCTTATGCCATTGGGAGAGCGGCGCACTGTCTGATCCTTGAAGGGAAGGATGTCTTCCATTCGCAGTACATTGTCGGACAAGCTATCAATGAGAAAACTGGCAAGGCTTATGGAAAAAACACATTGGCTTACCAGGAATGGATTGCCGACCAGGAGAAAGAGGTTATTTCACCCTCCAACTTCGGCTTCATTAGCAGACTGCAGGTTGCCGTGGAGCTTCACAATGAGGCAGCCCGGCTTCTTGAGAATGGCATAGCAGAAGGCGTGATTCGAGCAGGATATCGCGGCATTCCCTGTCAAATACGGATGGATTTCTTTGGTGAAAGACACGGTCTTGTCGACCTCAAAACCTGCGACGATCTGACTTGGTTTGAGTCGGATGCCAGACGCTTTGGCTATGTCTATCAGCTCGCGTTTTACCGCGCGGTATTGCGCGAAGTATCCAAAATCAAATACCCAGTCCATATCATCGCCGTGGAAAAGAAGGAGCCCTTTCGTTGTGGCGTCTGGAAAGTTTCTGATCAAGCGTTGGACTATGCTGAAATGGAAAACGTTGCGGCCATTGAAAGGCTCAAGAAATGTCGCGCCGAAAACATCTGGCCAACCGGGCATGAAGGAATTCGAATTATTGATTGAACTTAAACCATAAACAAGAAAAGGAAAGGAAACACGATGAAACGCCAAAAGGAAAAGAAACTGGAAATGGTCTCGAGCAAGTCAGGGAACTGCAAAGGATGCGCATTTGAGAAAAAGGAAACCGAATGCAAACAGCATCCCTGCATCATCGACAACCAGATTTGCGTCAAATACAAATATTCACATTAAAGGAAGGAGCAACGCATCATGAGTTTGCTTGAAAACATCAAGTCAGGAAAAGAGTCCAAGCCTCCAAGAATCATGCTTTACGGCAGCGAGGGAATTGGTAAATCAACATTCGGAGCATCGGCTCCCAAAGCCGTTTTTGTGACAACAGAAGATGGTCTTTCTGAAATTAACTGTCATAAGTTTCCGCTGGCTAAAAACCTCAATGAAGTTCTGGCATCGCTTCAGGCTCTGCATCAGGAACAGCATGATTTCCAAACAGTTGTTATTGACTCTCTCGACTGGCTGGAGCGGCTTATTTTTGACGAAGTCTGCCGCGAATATGGGGTTCGCTCCATCGAAAAAGCAGATGGCGGTTATGCAAAAGGCTATGTCCATGCCTTGAGTCACTGGCGAAAAATCCTCAATCTGCTGGAAGTTCTCAGAAATGAAAAAGGCATGGCATGCATTCTGATTGCGCACTCAAAAGTGGAGAAGTTTGAAGATCCGGAATCTTCAGCCTACGATCGATATTCGCCGCGTCTTCACAAGCACGCAAACGCATTAATTTCTGAATGGGTGGACGCTGTTTTATTTGTCACTCGCAGGTTCAGAATTCAAAAAGAAGACGCTGGGTTCAATAGAGAGCGCACTATCGCCGCGCCTATAGGAGCTGATGGCGGAGAACGGATTATTCGCACAGTTGGCGGGCCGGCATGCGTGGCTAAAAACCGCTTCAGTCTTCCGCCTGAATTGTCTCTTTCATGGAACGCGTTTATAAAAGAGATGATCGGCGAGGAGGACATGAAATGATTCGAAGAAGCTGGGTTATTTATCAGCGCAAATCGCGGCAGATCATAAGCAATGTTTACCATCAACGGAGGTTTGCTCTGCATGACCTTGGATTGCTCAATAATTATTGCGGCAAGAAAAAGTACGCAATGCAACTGAGAAAATTTGACACAGAGAAGAAGCGAACAGTCGGGCTCCATCCCAAAATTGAACTTAAGGAACTGCCAAAAAAAGAGGAGATGGATGATGGCTAAATGCGGAAGAGAATGTGAAATATGGAGTCGTCCATGTGGGTATTATCGTCAAGGACTGGAATCGGGGCAAAAAACAAGAATTCAAAGATCGCAAAACTTTTAAAAATCATCAAACAACAAACGAAAATAAAAAGGAAAAATGAACAATGTCTACACTCAATTTTAACGCAAATGAAGTGGATCCCGCAATCGCATTCGAGCCTGTTCCTGCCAATAAATACATTGCTGTGATTTCCGAGTCTGAAATGAAGCCGACCAAAACAGGGAACGGACACTTTCTGGAACTGACTTTCGAAGTTATCGAAGGCGAATACAAAGGCAGAAAAGTCTGGGCAAGACTGAATCTTGACAATCCAAATCAGACAGCCGTAAAAATTGCCCAGAGCGAACTCTCATCCATATGCCGAGCGGTAAATGTGATGACTCCAAACGATTC